CAGAGGAAGCATTTATAGAATCTGATGTTGTAGCATATAAAGAATGGTTTGTTAATCCAAATGCATGTGAAATTTGTTTACCAATGTCAGGTAAGAAATTACCATTAGGAGAAAATTATTATAATAAAGGAGATACAACTCCACAGGGGGTTGATATTGATTATGATGACGTTGCTGGACCACCACTCCACGTGAATTGTGCGTGTGAACTGATTCCAGTGTTTAAATAAAGGTCGTTAATAAAGAACTAAAGAAAATATATACAATGCAAGAAGGAAAAATCAAACGACTAGTAAGTCGTGGATTCGGTTTCATCGGAATTGATGGTGCTGAAAAAGATCTCTTTTTTCATTCAAGCGCACTTAAGGGAATTGAATTCAATGATTTAAGAGAAGGAGATACTGTGTCGTTTGAGGTGACAAATGGACCGAAAGGACCAAATGCAATAAACGTTGAAAAAATAGGTTAATTATAGGGGGAAATAAAGGTCGTTAATAAAGATATAAAAAATATTTATGACAAAATTTTTTAAGTCTATTTACGGAAAAATAATTGTTGGTTTAGTAATATTAGTACTTGGTGGAGCAGTTGGTTATTTTGTAATGCCAACAAAAACTGAGACAATTACTAAGACAGAAATTAAAACAGAGACAGTGGTAAAATATGTTTCTATTGCAGATAAAACTCAAATTGATAAGTTAGGTGCAGACATTACTAGTCTTACATCACAGATTACAGACTTACAAATTGCTAAAGCGAATCTTCAGAAACAAATTGAAGATTTAGCTAAAGTAAATACTGAAGCAGCTTTGAAATTAAAAGCACTTCGAATAATTGAAACCAAGAATTGGGCAACAACTCTTGAAAGTACAATTACAGTATTTAATGCAGATGTTACGTGGTATAATAATGCAATTAAAGTAAAACAAGATTTATTGGTTTCGCCAAACAAATCAATTGCTTTATTACAGGCTAGTATTAATGCTAAACAATTAATGATTAGCGCATTGATTGCAGATAATCCGATTGGAAATCTCACTGCTATTAGAGTATTAGAAGATGAAATTATTGCTCTTCGTGCAGCTATTATTCCTTTTGAGACTATAATTACAGGATTGAATGCTGATATTACTGCTTTTAACGTGAGTAAAACTGTAGTTCAAACTAAAATAACATTAGACGAAAAATGTATTGCTGAAATTACTCGTTATATTAACGATGGTACTACATTTTCTACAGAAGTTGCTACAAGATTACACGTATTAGGATTAATATAAGACTCTTAGGGGTATCAAATGTTTGATACTCCAATAGAGTCAAATATGACTCTATGAGGTTGATATAAATACATTAGTAATCTAATGAAAAATAAAGATGTCAGAAATTAATATAAATTTAATTTTATCAATTTTAGCACTTGGTGGTGCGTTATTTGCGATTTTTAAAGCAGTCAAAGATCCAGATGCTAGAAATGAAAAAACAGTTGCAGTATTAAAAGAACAATTAAATACTGAAAGAATGGTGACTGCTGAAACAGTTAAAACAATGCAAAATTGTTTACATACTGTTGAATCAAAAATAGATATCATAACATCAAATTTAGGAAGTCAAGCAATATTAATTGGTAAATTAGAGACGATTATTAATGAACGTGTTCCTAAAAAAGAAAAATAAGAGAATTTGCTAAAGTAAATGAGGTTGATTACTTTTGCAATAACTAAAATAAATAGAGTATGGATAAGAAAATATTACAAGCTATTACAGAAATTAAAGATGGAAAAATGTTAGCAATAGCTTCTTCAGAAGAAAAAGATCGTGTTGGTGATGTATTGAATGTTGATAATTGGGATTTTAAAAATTTTAAAAAGAATCCTGTTTTACAAGCAGGACACGATTATCGACCCCAATTTACAATCGGTATAGCAAAGAACCTTGTAGTTGAGGGTAAGAAAGTTTTGTTTGAACCAGTATTTCATACAATAACAGACCTTGCAAGACAAATTAAAGAAATGTATGAGCAAGGATTTTTAAAGGCATGGAGTGTTGGATATATTCCTGGAGAGACGAATGAACTCTTAGAAATTTCAGCAGTGGCTGTTCCAGCAAATGCAAGTGCTTTAGTTATTGCCAAAGGAATGAATCCAGAACAAGAAATAGAAGTCAAAAAGCAAATCGACGAGTTTATTGTTAAAGAAGTAGAACCTGAAAAACATGATGATATTATAATAAAAGTAGAACCTAAAGAAGGAGATGTTTGTACATTAGCTGATGGTACAGAAGGAATACTAGAATTAAATTCAGATGGGAAATTAGAATGTAAGTCTCCAAAAAAAGAAAAAAGTCCGATGTGTAGAATGTCAGATGAAACAGAAAAAGAATGTGTTGCACGTAAAATTCCTGAAATTATGAATGAGGATTCTACAATAAAACAAGACCAGGCAGTTGCAATGGCTATTAGTATGTGTGGTAAGTCTTGCGACGAAAAAAAAGAAGATAAAAAAGAAATAACCATTGAAGAAATAGAAATAAAAGAAGGCAGAGTTATTTCGACTAAGAATAAAAAAATAATCAATGATGCTATAACAGCATCAAAAGATGCCGTCTCCGCCCTGGAGAACCTATTAACACTTTCTGAACCTGTTTCAACAGAAAAAGAAGTTGAAGTAGTAAAAACTGAGGAAGTAAAAACTGAAGAGAAAGTTTTAGTAGAACTTCCAAAAAAGGCAGAAGGGGAGGACACTAAAAAAGGTCGAGACCCAAGAGTAGCACATAAACAATTATCAAAAGGAGAATTGGCTGTGCAGGTCTTGAAAGAAATAGCAAAGAATAGTGCATTTGCACTAAATCAACTCAAGAAATAAAATATGAGCAAAAAAATAGTAAAGATAGACGGTAAAACGTTTGTCGTAAATAGTGAAACAAAGGAAGTAGAAGAAATAGAAACAGATGAACCTGAAGTTGTAGAGGAAAAGCCGAAAAAACCAGAGGTAATTGTTGAAGAAAAACCTGAAGTTCCAGTTGATGTTGAATCAAAAATCAAGGAAGCTGCGGATGAAATTGTTCGTGGTTTAAACCTTGGTGGAATTCAGAAAAAATTAGATGACTTAACAGAAAAAGTAGAGGGTAAAGATGCTAAACCAAAGAAACTCTCTGAACTTTTGAATCTGGAAGCTCTAATGAAAAAGGATGTGAGTCAAATGACGACACGAGAAAAGATTCTTGGCTTCTTCCAAGCTATGGTTCAAAGCAACCATGCAGTTTTAAAGGCATTATCTGAAGGTACGGCAGCTGACGGTGGGTATCTGTTTCCAGATGAATTTAGGGCTGAAGTTATTCGCGATATAGCGGATGGCAACTTTATGAGAGGTGAAGTGACTGTAGTTCCGATGAAGAGGGATATAATGAAGATCCCAACACTTCAATCAAGACCAAAGATTACGTGGACAGAGGAAAACACAACTAAATCTACTACTACTGCGTCATTCTACGAAGCAACATTAACTGTCAAAAAGATGGCAGCCATAAAATATTGTGGCATTAAATTGAAAAATTTAATTGTAAATTGGGTAAATTGCTGGAAACTCTCAGACATGAGACAATCAGCAGCTAATTTCTTGACTAAATGTCAAGAATCAGTTCAGAGACTAGAATTTGAACCTGCATATTGCAGAATATAATAATTCCACGAAAACCCAAAACCTTAAATGGTTATGATATAGTCCGAACTCTATGATGACATAGAGAATTGGTAATTAAAAAAGCCAAGTTAACATAATTGATTGTATGCATCAGACGAATTAGTAGAAGATTGTGATACTTTAGACATTGTATCTTTTATTGTCGGATTATTCTCAGAAGTAATCGGTGAAGAAGAAGATAGAGTTATTTGGAGAGGAAATGGTACAACTCAACCAACTGGAGTCGTGACAGCAAGAGCTGCTGGAACAGTTGCAACAAGAACTGCAGCTGCAGGTTTGACATTTGACGAAGTCATAGATTTAGTCTATGATTTACCTGGAAAATATCATAAGAATGCAAAATTGTGGGTACATAGACACAACATTCGTGATATGAGAAAGTTAAAAGATAGCCAGAATAGATATTATTGGCAAGAGCCAGTAGCAGCTGGTCAACCTTCTACTTTCTATGGTTATCCAGTTATTGAAGCGAATGAATTACCAGATGATGAGATTTATTTTGGTGACATGAAGAAAGCATATTGGTTTGGCGATAGAGCTAAGATGACTGTGAAAATTACACAGGATACTGAAACTGCGTTTACCAAGGACCAAACGGCCATTCGACACAAGAGTGGCACTAGATTGAAAGATTTAGTTAAAAATGCGGCTAACTGCTGGGACATCCTATTCAATAGGACAATCAGCAACCAAGCTATTCCAGTAATGGTTTAGAAAGGTTCAACGACTAGAAGCCGAGTCCTTACGGGACAGTAATGCTTCCAAGAAAACCGCACCCCTGTACTTTGACAATTTCATATATATAGTTAGGAGTGGTAGAAAGGATTGCAGGGTATTTACAATATATTTATTATATGGTATAATAGATATATGCCAAAAGGAATACCAAAAAATGGAGTGAATAAAGGTTGGTTGAAAAAAGGACAACATCCTTGGAATTTTGGATTGAAAGGAATTCAGGTTGGCTGGAGTAAAGGTCAGTCTAAAGAAACAAATGATTCTATTAAGAAAATATCTGAAAAACTCAGTGGAA